AGGATGTTGTCAACACGGAAGATACGGTAGTAAGTGTTAGACTTAGCTGAACCGATATCATCGTCAGGTGTGTTACCTACGAATGGGTTTGCAACCATACCGTAACGAGTTTTGAACCCGATACGTGGTTGGAAGTCATTCTCACCAACTGCACGAACCATTGTTAGTGGTACGTATGGGCAATAGAACAGACCTGCGTCATATGGGTTTGAACCTTTGTAGCCAACTGTTACATAGTCAGTTGTTGCATATGGGTCAATGTAAACTTTCATACGACCGTTAAGAACACCAGCGAATGTGTTGCCTGTGTCATCAACGTTTAGGTTAGTCGCAAGTGCTGGAGCATAGTCCAAGCTACCTGAAGCTGCAAGAGCAGACGCAACATCTGAAGAACAGATCATTACGTTACCTTTACCGCGACGTGTATCTTTTGCGATTTGGTTTGCTTCACGCTCGATTTGAACTAGAAGACCTTTGAATTTTTCAACTGACCAACGGCCGTCTGCATCTGTATCTAGATCGAAGATACCGTTAACTGCAGTGTTACCAGTTGTCGCACCTGTTTTAGCACGAGAGTTGATTGTACGAACTACTTCACGGTTGATTTCCGCCAAGATTTCTGTCGACAGAATGTTTGATAGTTCTGTCTCAGCGTCAAGACCATGAATTGCTTTCAAGTCTTGTGCTAGTTCTAGTGTGTACTCTGCTTTCAACGCACGTGTTTTTGCAGTCACAGTGGCTTTTTCAATGGTGAAACCCATTTCTGCAAATGCATTGTTACCGGCAGTACCTAGACCTTCACCTTTGATTGTGTCCATGCCGCCACCGAAGTCTGGGCCTGTACGTGAATCATCAATGCTTCCGTTTGCGTCGCCGTCAGCTAGACCTGAAAGACCTGAAGGTCCTTGTGTCTGAGTTGCGCCTGAGTCACCTGAGTAACCTGACACTGCTTCAGAGAACAATGCTTCGTTATCAGCTGTTGCACCAGCACGAGTTGTTTTGTACTTGGACTTCATTGCGAAGATCAAGCCTGTTGGGCCAGTCATTGGCTGAACACCAGCAACGTCATAAGCCATCAAGTTTGGCATAGCACGACGTACTAGTGAAATTAGAACTGGGTTCCAGTTGTCTGCAGAACCGGTGTTGTTTGCTGCAGGTGCTTCAGCAAGGAAGTTCTGGCGTGAGCCTTCTTCAACCAATGCTTTTTCTGTGTTCTCCAGAACAGCGGCAGTAACTGCGCGCTTGTGAGAATCAGCGATTTTGCCTGCTGATTCTTCGTTCAGAACTGGAGACCATTTCTCTACGAGACGATCATAAGTTTCCATAATTGGATCTCCTAATTACTTATTTGATTGTTTGCGAATTGCATTAATATACTGAGCCATTACGTCAGAAACTTCAGTTGTGTCTTCATCAGCCACATCATCGATTTCTTCTACTGCCTCAGTGATTTTCTTTGTGAAATATGATTCTTTGATAGTTGCTACTTTATTTTTAAAAGTATCTTCATCTTCAAAATCAATTGATTCAACCAGTGATGCCAGCTTTTCTACTTGAGTTTCTGCAAGGTCACGTGAAGCTTCACGGATGATTGCTTCGCGCTTATAACCTTCTAGTTCCTCATTTAGATCCATAGCTGCTTGAACTGCTTCGTTATAGCTTTCTTCAAGCTCTTCGTGTGCAGTTGCAAGTTCATCAATTAGGTCAACCTTGGATTCTGGAACTTCAACATATGACTCAACGAATAGATTTTTTAGACCATTCATAAAGCCTTCTGCGATTTCTGCACGTAGTCCAGATTGAATCGCTAGTTTGTTTTCTTCCATCCAATTCTCAACAACATAGTTGAGGTAGCTGTCAACTTTCTCTACAAGATCAGCCTTAGTAGCAGAAACTTCTTCTTCAAGTTGTTCTGCATATTCTGTTTCCAGACGGTTGATTTCTTCTGAAAGTTTTGATTTAACAGCAGCTTCAAAAATGATCGCTGTTTTGGCTTTAAACTCTTCTGAAAGAGTTGCCTCAGATTCAACGAGAGCGTTTAAGTCTTCACTAAAGTTACCATCGATTTCGATAGACTCGGCTTTCATTGATGCAGCGCCTTTGAGTTCTGATGCTTGTGCATTTGACTTATCGCCTTTACGTGCTGGTGCTTTTTTAGTAGCATCAGCGGCTTTGTCAGCTGCAGCAACAGACTGCTGTTCTGCGTTCTTAGGATCATGAGCTTCTTCGATTTCTTCCTCGTCGAGCTCAACATCCTGGTCTTGAATTTGATCAGTCATGTTAGACTCCTATTATAGTTTTGTTTTCAACAACGAGAGGAAATTCTTATACTCACGAACCTGAACCTGATACAGGTCAGAACGCGGAGCACGTTTAATTTCAGTCTCTATTTTTTCAATTTCTTGAGCTTCAATGATTCCATTATTCCAAACCCACTCAACACCTTCCATAATTCCATTAACGAAAGCGTTTGGTGCAGATGGATCTTGTACGATATCAACCGTATTAAGAATAAAGTCTTCTTTGACATACATAACATTGTTACGTTGCTCAAGGCTACCCATACCACGAGTTGAGACACCTAATTGAACACCACCTTCAAGCAAACCTTTAACGACTTGACCCATAGGAGTATCCAAAATGCGTGCCTTTCCCATTACATTATTACCGTCC